CCTAAAGATACACTAGGAACACCTAAAGTTGTTGAATCATTTTATGTTGCATCAAACTATCTTGCATACACAAACAACTTAATCGTTGTTAGAAATGTTCAAGATTCAGCACGAAATTCAGTTGTTGGTGATACTGATGCAGGTACAGCTGATCTTAGTACTGTTGTAAAAAATGCAGACGATTACGATAGTGATATTGCAACATTCGCAACGGGTAATGTTTTGTTTGTCGGTAAGTATCCTGGCGCACTAGGAAATACTTTGAAAGTTCATGCAATGGACTCAGCTGGTTGGGATGCAACAGGATTGACAGGCGATGATTTAAATATTCAAACAACTTTTAAAGCAGCATTTGATCGTAGACCTTCTACATCTTCTGATGTTGCAAAAGCAAATGGTTGGGATGGCACAACAACAGATGTTATGAAAGTAACAGTTGCTGCTGGAGCCTATGCACATGGCACGGTGTTAACACAAACACGAACACCAGCTAGTGGTAGTCCAACATCAATTACAGGTAAAGTTGCAGGTGCTGCTGCTGGTCATTTGGCTGCACATTCGTATATTCCTTATGTACCTTCAGCAGGTGAGTTCAAACCTTCTGGAACGGTTACGGAAGATGGAGTATCAGTTACTTATTCAACAGTAACAGACGGAACAAATGCTAAGGCAGTTACTCAAGTTGTACATGATGAGCCATATACATTGAACAATGATGAAATGCACGTTATTGTTATTGATGAAGATGGATTGTTTACGGGTGAGCCTGGTGAAGTTCTTGAACGTCATGCATTTGTAAGTAAAGCAACTGATGCTAAAAAAATTGATGGTTCATCAAATTATATTGGGAATGTTCTACGGAACGAATCACAATATGTTTGGTTGGGCGATCCTGCTGAATTGACTGCTACTTCTTCACTTATTGCTAATAATGCTTATGCAGCAGCTGATAGTTTGAAGTCTGGTAGTGTTTTCAAACCAATTGACGGTTCAACAAAATTTCCTGGCGGTTCAATGACACAGGGAGTTGATGGTAATAACCTTAGTGAAGGTGAAATGTTTGAAGCATATGATCTTTTCAAAGAGCCAGAAGTTGTTGATGTTACATTGGTAATGGGTGGTGCTGGTAATAATGTTGTAAGTCGATATATTATTGACAATATTTCTTCAGTAAGAAAAGATTGTGTTGCATTTGTATCTCCACAGAAAGCGTCAGTTGTTAATCCTACTTCCAACAGTTCTGCTGTTGAGAAATTGGTTACTGATAACACAGCACTTGGTTCTTCAAGTTATGCTGTTATGGACGGTGCATGGAAATATCAGTATGACCGATATAACGATGTTTTTCGTTATATTCCAATGAACGGTGACATGGCTGGTCTATGTGCAAGAACTGATTTCACCCATGATGCATGGTGGAGTCCAGCTGGTTACAATCGTGGAACAATTAAGAACATAGTAAAACTTTCATGGGAAGCTAACAAAGCTAACCGTGACGTAATGTATCAAGTAGGTATTAACCCACTTATTACTCCAAGAGGTGCTGGTGTACTTCTTTTCGGTGACAAAACAATGCAAGTAATTCCAAGTGCATTTGACAGAATCAATGTTCGTAGGTTGTTCATTGTTCTTGAGAAGGCAATTGCTATTGCAGCTAAGTCATTGTTGTTTGAGTTCAACGATGAGTTCACACGAGCACAATTTGTTAATTTGGTTTCCCCATTTCTAAGAGATGTACAGGGACGAAGAGGTATTACAGACTTCAAAGTAGTTTGTGATAGTTCAAACAATACAGGACAGGTTATTGACACTAATAATTTTGTTGGTGATATTTATATCAAACCAGCACGATCTATTAACTTCATTCAACTTAACTTTATTGCTGCTCGTACAGACGTTTCTTTTTCAGAAATCGGCGGTTAAGTCTTATAAATATATAAAACAATAAAGGAGTATACAACATGGCTAGTATTACAGATTTTGCCGCAAAGTTTAAAGGTGGAGTAAGACCAAATCTTTTTAAAGTACACATAACTGCACCAGGCATTAATTTAGTTGATTTGAATTTCTTGGTCGAAAGTTCAAGCTTACCCGGCGTATCAGTTGCGAAAATTGAAGTTCCTTTTCGTGGTCGAAAACTTGCTGTTCCCGGCGATAGGGTATTTGAAGATTGGACAGTTAAAATATTAAATGATACCAATTTTCAGAATCGGGCTGCAATGGAAGAATGGCTAACGAGAATTTCAGCAGCAAGTGCTAACTATTCTCAATATGATCGTAATAATATTGATTATTATGGTTCAGCTTCCGTATCTCAATTGGATAGACAACAGGACGTTATTAGAACATATAGAATGCAAGTTCTCCCAACTGCTATTTCAGCTATTGAATTGGGAATGGGCAGTAATGATGAAGTTGAAATGTTTGACGTTACATTTGGCGTTAATACTTTGACTATTGATGGTCAGGGAGTTGATGCAAGTGTTGGTGGTTCTGGTGTCGATATTTCAGTTAGTGGTTCATTGAGTATTGGGCCGGTTCAGGTTAATTTAGGAATTTAATTTTTGATAAGGGGGAGTTAACTCCCCCTTAACTTTCATAATGAATAAAGGATATTAATATGGCTTTTGATTTATTTGGTTTTTCAGTTTCAAAAAAGAAAACACAAAAAACATTTGTAACACCAGAGAATGATGATGGTGCAATTACATATGTCGAAGGTGGAGGATTTGTAGGTACATATCTAAACACAGATATTGATGCAAGGGACGAAAATGTTCTTATTCAGAAATATCGTGAAATGGCAATGACACAAGAAGTTGACTTAGCCATTACAGATGTTATCAACGAAGCCGTGTTGCATGAAACTGGAAAAGCATCAGTCAATTTATCTTTAGAAAAATTAGATCAAAGTGACGCAATTAAGAAAAAGATTACTGATGAATTTAAAAGAATTGTAAAGCTTTTAGATTTTAATAAAACTGGTTATGATACTTTTAGAAAATGGTATATTGATGGTAAACTTTATCATCACATTGTCATTGATAAAACAAAACCAAAAGAAGGAATTAAAAATTTAATTCCCGTTGATGCACTTGACATCAAAAAAGTTCGTGAAATAAAAAAAGAAAAAGATGGAGTTACAGGTGTTGAGTTTGTAAAAGAAATAGATGAATATTTTATTTACAAACCAGACCAAGCAACAGGTCAATTTACTCCAGGCGGTAGACAACATAATGAGGAAGTAAAAGTTCAGACTGATGCTATCTCTTATGTTCATTCTGGAATGATTGACGCAGAGAAACAAGTTGTTTTAGGTTATCTATATAAATCAATTAAACCTTATAACCAATTAAGGATGATTGAGGATTCACTTGTTATCTATCGTTTAGCAAGAGCTCCAGAACGTAGAATTTTTTATATTGATGTTGGTAACTTACCCAAATTAAAAGCAGAACAATACTTGCGTTCTGTTATGGATAAGTATAAACAGAAAGTTGTTTACAATGCATCAACTGGTGAAGTAGAAGACCAGAAAAAACAAATGTCAATGCTGGAAGATTTCTGGCTACCAAGAAGAGAGGGTGGACGGGGTACTGAAATTAATACTCTACCTTCTGGACAGAATCTTGGTGAAATAGAAGACATAGAATATTTTAGAAAGAAACTTTATCAGTCACTCAATATTCCTATTTCAAGGATTGAGGGAACTGATTCAACTGCCTTTAATCTCGGCCGAACAACAGAGATTACTAGGGATGAAGTAAAGTTTTCTAAGTTCATAAATAGGTTACGACAAAGATTTTCGTCTTTGTTTACAGATTTAATAAGAGTACAATTGCTTCTTAAAGGTATTATTAAAGAAGATGATTGGTATGAAATTAAAGATGCAATAGAATATATTTGGACTAGGGATTCACATTTTGCAGAGTTAAAACAAAATGAAATTCTTAGAGAGCGACTAGAGGTACTTTCATCATTGGATGAATATATTGGAAAATACTTTTCTAACGAATGGGTGAGGAAAAATGTTCTCCGACAAACTGAAGATGAAATTAAGGAAATTGATAAACAAATTAAAGATGAAACGGGTGAAGATCCTGATGATGCTGAGATTAATCCAGACTTGTTAGATTTTCAAGATACAATGTAATGAAAAAATCTAGTTTTTTAAATAATTATAAGAATAAAGTTGCTTCAACAGATGATTCAGAAAGAATCAATGAAGCAATTAGATATGCTTTCAAGCTTACAGATATGTATGGAATTGAAAGAATCAATAAGTCAATCTTAGAAGCTTCTATTGAATTTAAGCTTGATGAAAATTTACTTAGAGAAAAAATAAACGATGAATCTTTTATATTAGACGAAAGGAATTAAAATGAGTGATGAAATAAAAGCAAGCTTGGTACAGAATGTTATTGACAAAAAGTTTTCTCGAGCTAACAATGATTTTGCAAATCTTATGAGAGATAAAGCATACGCTGCAATTGATGATTTCAAAAATGCATTTCAATATGTTGCAATTCAGAAAAAAGAAGCAGAAGGTAAAGCTGCTGAGAAGAAAGAGCCAGAAAAAAAGGAGAAATAAATGAAACTAATAACAGAACATACTAATGATGTAGAGTATATTGTTGAAGGTAAAAACAAACAACAATATATTAAAGGTATTTTTATGCAGTCTGATATTCAGAATCAGAATGGTAGAATTTATCCTTATTCTGTTCTTAAAAAACAAGTAAAAGAATTCAATGAGAAATTTGTAAAACAAGATAGAGCATTGGGAGAACTTGGACACCCTTCAGGCCCTTCTGTTAATCTTGATAGAGTTTCCCATGTTATCACAGAGTTGTATGAAGATGGAAAGAATTTCATCGGTAAAGCAAAAATTATTGATACACCAAATGGCAAGATTGTAAAAAATCTTCTTGAGTCTGGTGTTCGTTTGGGTGTTAGTTCAAGAGGACTTGGTTCAGTTAAAACAAACAAAGAAGGTGTAAATGAAGTACAAGGTGACTTTGTACTTTCTACAGTTGATATTGTTTCTGACCCATCTGCTCCTGACGCATTTGTTAATGGCATCATGGAAGGTAAGGAATTTAGTTTGACAGGTGAAGTTGAGTATCACATTCAGAAGGAAATTAAGAATACCTTAAAGGCTAGACTAGAACAAAAGAAGATTGAACTATTTCAAAATTTTATTAAAAACTTATAAGTATTTAAAGGAGCATTAAGATGGCTAAAGAAAATGGACAAGTTGAAGAAGCAGATATGATGGAAGATGCGAACATTGAGAAGGAAATCGAAGAAGCTGCAAAAGACCATAATAAAGAACAAGGAATGCCTGATTTAGATCCAGAAACAGGACGTTCGGAATCCGAACCTGATGGGGAAGATAATCCTAAAAAACAAAAAGAACCTAAAACACATAAGTCTAAAGCATCTGCAAAAGCAGAAAGCAATCACGATGATGATGACGAAGAAGATATGGATGAAGGTGAACTTCCTCCTGCTTTGAAAAAAGCTATTGACAAGAAAAAAGGTAAAGATGACGAAGACGAAGACGATGATGAAGAGAAATCAGAAGAGATTGAAGTTAATGTAGAGGAAGATGTTGCTGCTCTAGTTAATGGAGAAGAACTCTCTGAAGAATTCAAAACAAAAGCTGCTACAATCTTTGAAGCTGCTGTAAAATCTAAGATTTCTAAAATCCGAAAACAGATTCGTGAAGAGTCTAAGAAAGAACAAGACGAGCGTGTTGAGTCTATGAAGGAAGAAATGACTGAAAACATGGACAAATATCTTTCTTATGCTACGAAGGAATGGATGGAAGAAAATAAACTTTCAATTGAAGCTGGTGTTAAGAGCGAAGTTTCAGAAAGTCTTATTGATGGTTTGAAAAAGTTGCTTGAGGATCATTATATTGATGTTCCTGAAGAAAAAGAAGATGTTTTTGAAAGTCTAGTTGTTGAGAATAAAGAACTTGAACAGAAGTTAGATGTACAAACAGAGAAGCACATGGATACTGTGAAAGAATTAAATACCTATAAGGCTGCTTCCGTATTTAAGACCGTTTCAGAAGGAATGGTTGATACTGATGTAGAAAAGTTTTCTGAATTGACTGAAGACGTTGACTACGATACTGATGACCAGTATGCGGAAAAACTGAACACAATTAAGAACAGCTATTTCAAATCAGATGCAAAAGAAGTTGTAGATAACAAGAAAACTGCAGGCACTAATAATCCCGTTGTAGATGGACAAAGTGATAGTCGTATGGATAGTGTAATGAGTGCAATTTCTAACTTATCAAAAAAATAATGGATTGAGTGATTTTTAACCTAAATTAATTAAATAAATTTTAAAGGAGTAAGAAAATGTATTTTTCAGAAAATGTTTCTGACAAGTGGAAGCCCGTAATGGAGCACAAAGACTTGCCAGAGATTAAAGATTCATATCGACGCGATGTTACATTGCGTTTGTTGGAAAACCAAGAGAAATTCTTGAAAGAAGCTGCACCTACTAACTCAATGGGTGCATCAGCATCTGGTGCAATTGATGGTTCACCAGCATCTGGCCCAATTAACACATGGGATCCGATCTTGATTTCATTGGTTCGCCGATCTATGCCTCAAATGATTGCATATGATGTTTGTGGTGTTCAACCAATGACAGGCCCTACGGGTTTGATTTTTGCAATGAAATCTCAGTATGTTGATGAGACAGTAGATGGTTCAGGTAATGTAACTAAAGCTCAAAGAGAAGCATTTGATAATAGGGGTCGTCCAAGTGATGAAGCAGATACTTCACATTCTTCAGATAACGCACGAGGTACTCAAGGTTCAAACCATGATGAAATGGATAGTGCAAACAATCCATTTGGCGGTCAGTTCCGAACTGGTACAGGTATGACACGTTCTCAGGCTGAAGCTTTAGGTGATGCTGCCAATAATCGTTTCGCAGAGATGGCTTTCACCATCGACAAAATTTCCGTAACTGCACGTTCTCGAGCTCTGAAAGCTGAATACTCTACGGAGTTGGCACAGGACTTGAAAGCAGTTCATGGTTTGGATGCTGAAACAGAATTGGCAAATATCCTCTCTACTGAAATCCTTCAGGAAATCAACCGAGAAGTTATTCGTACAATTTACAACATCGCTGAGCAAGGTGCAGCTGGTGCTGATACTGCTAATGATGGTGTATTTGATCTTGATACTGATTCAAACGGCCGATGGTCTGTTGAGAAGTTTAAAGGTTTGATGTTCCAAATCGAGCGTGACCGAAATGAAATCGGACATAACACTCGACGCGGTAAAGCTAACTTTATGATTTGTTCAGCTGACGTTGCTTCTGCTATGTCAATGGCTGGTATGTTGGAAACAGGTCATGGTCTTTCTACAGACGATACCATTTCAACATTTGCTGGTACAATGAACGGCATGAAGGTTTTCGTTGATCCTTACTATGTATCAACAGCAAAAGTTCTTGATCCTACTCTTGGTGCTGATGGTAGGCCTGTTCTAACTGGCCCTGGTCAGTTCTATGTACTTGGTTATAAGGGTTCTTCTGCTTATGACGCTGGTATGTTTTACTGTCCTTACGTTCCACTACAAATGGTTCGTGCGATGGGTGAAGAAACCTTCCAACCAAAAATCGGTTTCAAAACCCGATATGGTATGGTTGCTAATCCTTTCGCTGGTGACCAAAGTGGTGCATTGAATTCTGGTACTAACCAATACTACAGAAAAGCTCAAGTTCTGAACTTGATGTAATTTCGGTTTTTATCTAAATCGGGGGATGGGGATTTTCCCTGTCCCCCTTTTTTTATTGGAGTAAACTATAATGCATGAATATAAAGCTAAAGTTGTAAAGATAATTGACGGAGATACAATTGATGTTGATATTGATGTTGGATTTGATATAATTATAGCTAAACAGCGAATACGTTTATATGGCATAGATACGCCAGAGTCCAGAACTAGAGACAAGGAAGAAAAGTTTTACGGAAACATATCTAAACAGTTTTTAAACGATTATTGTCCCAAAGGGTCGTATATTACCCTTAGAACTCATTTAGATAAAAAGGGCAAGTTTGGACGTATTTTAGGTGAAATCATAGTCAACAAAGTCAACCTAAATGAACAAATGATTGAAGAAAACCTTGCTGTTGCTTATCATGGCCAATCTAAGATGGACATTGAAAAAGAACACCTATATAATAGAACACAGCTAAACAGAAGAGGTATGAATTATTCTTAACTTCTTCCTTGTATTGCTGTTTTTAGTGTGTTATTATTCTTATGTGGGTTGGTTCAAATAACTAATTGTTTATATATTTAATTCTTTATATAGCACTTATTAAGTATTATAAATAGCTATATAACTTATATTAATTCTTTAGGGTAACATTATTATGGCATTAAATCCAGATGAAATTAATCAGCTAAATGTAGTTTCTTTTCAAACTAATTTTACTAGATTACCCAATGTAAACTTTTATAGTCAGCGAGTAAATATTCCAGCTGTTAATCTTGGATTATTGCTGCAGCCAACACCTTTATCAGATGCTCCAACAGAGGGCGATAAACTTACTTTTGAACAATTCGCAATGAATTTTATTGTGAATGAAGATTTGTCAAATTATTTAGAAATATATAATTGGATGAAAGCTATCGGATTTCCTGATGACCATAATCAATTTAATTTAGATTATAGTGCTAATGTTAGTGGGGTTAATAATACTATCAGATCTGATATGAATATTGTAATAAATACCAATAAATCCAATCCAAATTATAGCGTTACATTTAGAGATGCTTTCCCAGTATCATTGGGAAGTATTGAGCTAGATGCAGCAGCTACCTCATTAGAGCCTATTATTGTAGATGTTACATTTGAGTTTGTAGGCTCATTTTCCATAGAAAAAATTACCTAAACCTTTTCCTTGTATATTACATAATTTTTTGATATACTTATAGTATGAAAATTGAAGATATAAATCAAATGATTGACAAGGACGCAGCCTTCTTGAAAGAGGATTGTAATATTGATATTGCATCTCTCCGAGTGCCAGAGCTGTGTGCAAAATACCATCAATTAATCTACCAAGAAAAACTTGCGCTAGAGTATTTTAGAACTGAATATAAAGTTTTAAAAAGAGATAGATGGATATATTATACAGGAAAAGCAGACCCCGAAGTATACGAAAAAGAACCGTTTAATTTAAATATATTAAAAGCAGATATAGATAAATTCTTAGATGCTGATGGTGCTTTAAATGTTTGTCATTTAAAAGTAAAGGCACAGGAAGAGAAACTGAATCTATTAACAGATCAAGTTAAGTCTATTATGAATTTATCTTTTAATATTGGTAATGCTATAAAATGGAAGAAGTTTTTGAATGGTGAGCTTGGATGATTGCAGTAGGTAAATTAAATGAATCATACTTGCAGATTTCCTGCGAGAGACATATTGCTTATGAGTTGAATGAATTTTTTTCATTCAAAGTACCTAATGCACAGTTTCATCCAAAGGTACGAGCAAAGATGTGGGATGGAAAAATCCGTTTGTTTAATATACAAACAGGACAAATGTATCTTGGTTTGTATCCATACTTAAAAGATTGGGCGGAGAAACATTCTTACAAATTACAATCAGACATAGTAGAGGCCAAGAAGTTAAAGGGCATGGGTGTCGATGATATTAAAGAGTTTTTTGATTCGTTAAAACTCCATTGTAAGAATGTTCCTATTGCCCCTAGAGATTATCAGATATCATCTTTTATACATTGTGCAAAACAGGAAAGAGCTCTGTTGTTGTCTCCTACATCATCGGGTAAAAGTTTAGTTATCTATTCATTAATTAGATGGCATCAGAAGTTTATTGACAATGATAAAATACTGATATTAGTACCTACTACAAATCTGGTAACACAGATGTATAATGATTTTAAAGATTATTCTACAAAACAGCTTAACTGGAATGTAGAAAAAGAATGTCACATGATATATTCTGGTAAAGAAAA